TGAAGTCAGCGCAAGAAGCTGAAGAGATGGAAAGGCAAAAAGAGCGCGGTGACTTTGAAAACGTAATGAAGCAGACCGTTGAGAAGTGGGAATCAAAAACGAACGCACTCCAAGACGAGCTTCGGAAAGTCAAAGTGGACGGTTCGTTACTGTCGGCGGCAAGTCGCGGTAAAGCTATCAACGCCGAACAGGTTGCTAACCTTCTACGACCTCATGTCCGCATGACTGAGGACGGATCGGTTGAGGTGGTAGATACTAACGGCTCGGCAAGATACGATGACCACGGCGCACCGCTAACGCCTGACACGCTCGTCAATGAGTTTCTATCTAGTAACCCCCACTTCGTTGCCGCAACGCCGTCAGGCACTGGTTCAACGTCCTCTATCGGTGGCGGTCTGGATAAGAAAGGCGTAATGGATATGTCGCACGACGAGTATCGCGAATGGCGTAAAACCCACCGCAATCAATCCAAGAGCTATATCAAGATGGCATAAAAAAACCCCCCTTGCGGGGGGCGTGGTATCATCCACTTACAATTTAGCGATTGTCCATCTTAGATGGGAAGGGGTAAGGGTCTATGACTTTTGCCCCTTTTTCTTTCTGGGCTTCGGCCAATTAACCTTGCCGATATAAACCAATCCTTCAACGTCTGGTTGCCCGTGTCGGATTTGGTATTTCTCGCTATCTGATAACGGAACCCAAAACACGTTAGCTGAAGGAACATGTAACCCTCGTCTTTCTTCATCCTTGTCACGTTTCGCTAAACCCTTTAACACTTCGAAAAGGTCTGTGCCGGTTTGCCAATTTGCGTAACTGCTAGCGAACCAGTGAAAAGGCTGTTGCTCACTTTCATGTTTTTGAAAGTCCCAGTTTGGGTAAAGAGTAAAGAATCGCTTATCGAGGTCTTGGTCTGACATGATGTCTCCTAGCCATTTGAAATGGCAGTTGTTACAACGGTTAAATTTTTAAAGATCAATCAATAAATTTCTTTATTGATATGTCTATTTTACCAAACGGCTTTTTTCACTTTTTCAAAACGTAAAAAGCTCTTCTATAAACATAGACTCAAACAGCGTCATTTTCGTAAAAATGAAGAAACGCGAAAAACAGGCGAAAAAAAATATTTTTAAAAAATTGGTTATTGATTTTTAAAGCAAAAGTTTTTTGAAATGGTAAGACCTCTTGCTGATTTCACGTTTTTTCAGTTTTTTATTTCGGGGTTGACCTCCCGATTTCGATAGTTAAAATTCGTTAAATCAGACCGCGCTGACTCGCGGGTTTGTCAGACCGACTGACGCTAATTAATCGGGGTGGTTGTCACCGTGGACGACCTTTGCAATCACGGGTTTCATTAACCGTAATTGCATGGAGTCTTTTTAATGGCAAGCACCACAACCTCAACCCTCGACGATCTTTTTGTAAACATCGTCCGCGAGGCAATATTCACAGCGCAAGAGAAATCCCTCGTCCGTAACCTAGTCACCACTTACGATCTGTCTGGTGATGACGGTAAAACAATTCAGGTTCCTATTTATCCCGAGGTCTCTGCATCTGCTTTGACTGAAGGCTCGGATATGAGTTCCACCGCCGTATCGACTACAAGCGTAACGATTACTGCCGCCGAAGTTGGTGTGCAAGCTGTCCTTAGTGATCTCGCCGCTAAATCATCTTCGCGTGATATCGCGTCCGATCTTGGTCGGGTACTTGGTGAAGCTGTTGCGAAAAAGATGGATGAAGATTTAATCGGCTTGTTCGATGGCTTCTCCACTTCTTTGGGCGCAACAACTACGGAACTGACTGCCGCGCATTTCTTTAATGCCGCCGCGCAGTTAGATAACGCCAATGCTTCTGGTCAAAAATACGCCGTGTTACATCCGTATCAGGTTTACAACATGAAAGCGAACCTGACGAATACGTTTGCTAATCCGAACGGCGGTGATATTCAGAACGAAGCGATGCGTAACGGTTACGTTGGAAGCCTTGCCGGTATCGATATTTTCGAATCAGCAAATCTGACGATTGATGGTTCGGGCGATGCCAAAGGCGCGATCTTCGTACCTGAAGCTCTTGGTCTTGCGATTTGTTGGGACGTAAACATCGAGCCACAACGTGACGCTTCGATCCGTGGTTGGGAACTTAACGCAACGGCTTGTTATGGCGTTGGCGAGTTGAAAGACAACTACGGCATCGAGATGTACTTCGACGCAGGTCTTTAATTCCTGATCGGGGGGTGCGGGTAAAACCGCGCCCCTCTCGGAGTTCATTATGGCGATGAGTGCAGACAGCGATCTGACGGCGTTACAGCCGGACATCCTGACTTACGGACTAACCGCTTTCACCGCTGAACACGCGAAAGCACAAGCCGATATCGAGCGTGAGCTACGGATCCATTGGTGGCCGTTTAAAAACATCAGTGGAGATATGAACACCTCGTTATTGACTGAATCGCAGTTCACCCGATGCGCCGCGTATCGCGTTCTCGGTTGGTATGCGCTTCCAAAGCTTACGAAGTGGGAAACGGATGGATCAGAAGATCGGTTTCAGCAGATGATGAAGTTCTATAAAGCCGCTTACGGCGAAGAGCTTGACCGGCTTTTTAAAGTCGGTATCTGGTATGACGCAGACGAAGATGGTTCCGTGAGTTACAGCGAGAAAAGTTCGTTGCACTTTGGGCGACAGATTAGATGAACGTCAATCTCGCTTTGGACTCGAAAGAGGTCAAGGCAATGTTGGCGAAGTATCCGAAGCGCATTGACAAAGCGACAAAAACGGCACTTGCGGCAACTGCCACTCTCGGCGAAGTCATTATCCGAGAGCGGACTGCAAAAGGGCGCGGAGTCAACGGACCTTTTAAATCATATTCGCAAGGCTATCTGAAACACCTTAGATCGAAAGGCTATCCGACTAAACCTGATTTGATTTACAGCAACAAGATGATGAGTTCGCTTCGGGCAAGGGCGCAAACATCAAAGCTCGCGATCATTACGTTTAACTCCACCCCAGAAAAAAGAAAGGCAGTTTGGAACAACAAGACAAGAAGATTCTTTGACCATACCCGAGGCGAAATGAAAAAAATGCGTCGAGAGTTTTCCAAAGAATTTTTTAGAAGAATGAGTCGGGCATGAGCAAGCGAGAAGATATAGCGACTAACTTGGTCAACGTGTTGGATGCCATGTCATCGCCCGAGCTTAAAAAGATTACGCGGGAGCCGTTTGAGCCTGACGAGTTATCAGACCAACAGTATCCCGCCGCATGGATTGTTAGCAGTGACGAAGTTCGTATTGATACCACTATGGACAACACGACTCGTCGCGGAACTATTGATTACGTCATCGTGGGTTATGTCAAAGGGTCAAGCATCGACACTTCCAAAAATAATTTAATTGAAGCAATCGAGGAAGCATTGGACGCTGACAGAACTCGCGGGGGCAACGCTCTCAACACCGAGACGATATTGATAGAAAGTGACGAGGGCGTTCTCTTTCCTGTTGGAGCTGTACGGATAACTGTTCAAGTCACTTATGACTTTACGCAAGGAGCAACGTAATGAAGATGGAATTCAACGGCAGTGAGGTGGATGTCCACCCCGCCAAAGTGAAAGAGATGGAAGCCAAAGGGTGGAAGCCAGTTGGTAAACCAGTGAAGGCACCGGCAAAAGCCAAGCCAATTTTTAACAAGCCAAGCGACGAGGAATAACTCAATGGCAACACATCACGGAAAAAGCGGTACGGCGAAAGTTGGAGCAAATGCAGTAGCCGAAATCAAATCATGGTCTCTCGATGAGAGCGCAGACACGGTTGAAGATACCGCAATGGGCGATTCGTCAAAGACTTACATTGTCGGGACTACCGATGCAAGCGGATCAGTTACTTGCCATTGGGATGAAACCGATACAACCGGACAGGGCGCAATGACGGTTGGCGCAAGCGTAACGCTAAATCTGTATCCAGAAGGCGCGGATTCGGGCGATTACTTTGCGACGATGACCGCTCTAATCACCGGCGTTGGTGTGAGTGTTGACATGGGCGACATCATTGAACGCTCGGTCTCGTTTCAAGCGTCAGGCGGCGTTACTTGGGGAGCTGTTTCTTAACCTACTAGGAGAGAAAAGATGTCAAACGGTGCTGAATTACTTGCTAACGCGAAAACGCATTGGCGAGCAAAACTTGTCGCGCCTATGGAGTCGGTGGCGGTATCTGAATGGGATACCGTCATCTTCTTCAAGCCGACTACCCTCGCGCAACGCAACACGATCTTTCGTTACGTTAATGACGGATCTCTGGAGTCATTAGTACAGACGTTAATCATTCGCGCACTAGACGAAGATGGCAGACGCCTTTTTTCCAACGCCGATAAAAAGGACTTAATGGAAAAGGTTGATCCCGACATTATCGTTAATGTGATTAACGCGATGAACGAAGAACGTGAAACCACAATCGAGGACGCAAGAAAAAACTCAGAAGCGGCGACCAAGAAATCCTCTTAATGTTTCAAGTCGCCGAACATTTACATATGACCGTTGCAGAGCTTTCGGAAAAGCTTACCGTTGATGAACTGACGTATTGGGTTGCTTGGTTCGAGTTTAAAGCGCAACAACAAGAGGTAAGAAGATAGTGTCAACCGCTGACGCTGTAATTAAAATCCGCGCCGAAGATAAAACGCAAAAAGCGTTTAACTCGGTGAACAAAAACATGAACAAGACGTCAGATGCCTTGAAGGGTCTGGCGAAACGGTTCGTGATGATGGCGGGTGCGGCGGGAATCGGTGGTTTTATTAAAGGCACTATCGATATGGCTGACAAACTCGACAAGCTTTCTATTCGGCTTGGTATGAGTACGGCGGCACTCTCGGAATATCAGCACGTTGCAAATATGGCGGGAGTAAGCTTTGAAACCCTTACGATGGGTTTACAAAGAATGACTCGTCGTATCGCAGAAGCGGCGCAAGGTTTCGGTGAAGCAAAAGGCGCGTTAAAAGAATTAAACCTCGACGCGGCAACGCTTAACGCCATGCCGATTGATCAGAAGTTCGAAGCGATAGCGGAAGCCCTGAGCGGTGTCGGTAATGACGCTGATCAAGTGCGACTCGCGATGAAGCTGTTCGACTCTGAAGGTGTTGCGTTACTCCAGACGATGGAAGGTGGCGCGGACGGCATTAGGCGATTTAGAGAACAAGCGATTGCGCTCGGTTTATCGTTAGACGCGGAAACGACTTCTGCCGCCGCTCGATTCAAAGAAAATATGACGGTGCTGACCGGCACGTTAAAAGGTTTAGCTTACGAAGCGTTGCCACCTTTATTGACTGCTCTTAACGGTTTGGTCAAAGCTATAACCGGCGGGATCGCATTCGTAAAACAGTTTGGAAGTGAACTCGCGTTACTCGCCAAGATTATCTTCACCCTTTACGCGGCAAGCAAGCTTACAGCAATCCTTGGCGCACTCTCGGTTGCTCTTCGAACTACAGCGGCAAGCGCGACTGCCGCCAAAGTTGCTTTTATCGGACTAAATACCGTTCTCAAGAAAAACATAATCGGAATCGCTCTCGCGCTCGGCGTTACCTTGCATGAGCTTTGGTCAAACTTAAAAACCGTTAAAGACGAAGCAAAGGCAGTAGGGAAAGAATTTGAATCGGTCAGTCCGCATTTAGATGCGATCGATAAAGCCGGTAAGAAGGTTGCAAAAACCTTAACCGATATTGACAAAGCGACATTGAAAGTCGGTCGCTCGATATTAGCGGCGAATAAAGAAATAGACGAGATGGGTCCAGTATTGTCTGAAGCTGATAAACGCCTAGTTGAGTTTCGAGAATCGTTAGCTGATATCGAAAGTAAAAAGTTGATGGACAGAGCTTTTAATGCCGAAGCACTTCTAATTTTAGACAAAGCTTTTCTTGCTGGAAAAATAAGCCTCGAAACTTACAAAGAACAACTTCAAGAACTTGGCGAAACTTATAAAGACATTAAGGGAACCGCTTTTGATCTTGAAAAAGTATTAGCGCATCCGAGTATTCATGAAGGCGAAAAAGCTTGGGAAGCATTAGAAAAGAAAGCAACTGACGCAGAGATAGCACTCAAATCATACGGCGAGAGCTTCCGCGATTTGATCGGCGGCGTAGATGGGTCATGGACAAAGATGTGGAAAGACTTGTTTGCGGGAGGTGAAACTGAAACTGTTTTAAAATCTTTTTTAAATCGCGTCAAAGATATGTTCTTGGACACCCTCGCAGAAATAGCGGCGGCATGGACAAAGAAAAAGCTTATCGAAATCTTTACCGGTGGATCAGGCGGTGGAGATATTTTTGGCACTATCACTTCGATCTTTACTAGCGGTGCGACTACAGCGGCGACTACAGCGGCTGAATCTGCGGGTTCTGGATTCCTATCAACAATCACTTCGGCTATTACAGGCGGGGCGTCTAAGATCGGGTCGGCAATCACAAATATGTTTTCCGGTTTTTCGTCTAGCGGTACATTAATCCCAGATGGCGCGGGTGGTTTCCAGATGGCTGGACAGCAAGCCGCTTCCAGTTTTATGTCTGGCGCAAAAACAGTAATGGCAAATGCCGCCGGTTTTGCAGTGCCGCTTGCCATCGCCGCGTTTGGTTTTAGTAAATCAGCTAACTTTAAAAAGAAACTTAGAGCGAAATTTAAAGAAGTTATTAACGATCCGACCATCGTAAGCAACTTGGCAGACGGACCGCTTGGCAACGGATTTAAAGAACTCGGCACAGTCGGCGAAGAATCATTTGTTCAAATATCAGACGCCGCTCAAAAAATGTTTCGAGAGTTTTCGGAAACTTCTGGCGGGGTTGGTAAAGATCGAGGCGGTCCGATCGGTATGCTGACCTTCGGCTTGAAAGAGATGAAGGACGAATTTGGAAACGTAATCGTTACTGCGACCAAGTACAACGAGTTGATGGCGCACCTCGAACAAATGTCCCCATTCGTTGACCACGCTCAACACATCATGGATACCGTTCCCGCTTATCAAATTGCAAAAGATAGTATCAG